CTAATAGTAATACCACGCCTATTTAGCTCGTGTGTCAATGTTGAGTGTGGCCATTGTGTATCTGCCAGGGCCTTTTTTAGTATGTCTTGGTCCTTTGGCTCTAGTGCTGCAATAACCGACCTAACCTTGCAAGCCGGTAGTTTCTTTGGTGGTGTAAGTCCTTCTAGCATTTCTGCCCCCTCTAACTCTTGCCCCTAGTTATGTATGCCCTGACTAACCTGCCAAGGTAAAACTCGAAGCGGTACTTATACCAGCGTAGCGTGAAAGCCCAGTTTGTCTTGTGTCTAATCATTCGGTGTTTTGCCAATGTATTTCACCGCCTCAAGCACCTCAACAACACGCTCAATGGTGTCTGTGTCAGCGGTCATACTTAGGACTGCATCGTGGATTATTTCCTGAATAACCCTGTCTGTGTAGTAGTCAATGCCGTCAGCGTGGCCCTCTTGGTACCCAGCAGCAAAGCCTCGGTACCAGATGTCGTTAGCTCTGCGCTGTAGCCATTCACGCCAAGCCAGCCTAAACATTGCCATCCTGCAATTCCTGCGCCCTTGCGTCAATCTCTTGCAGAATCTTGGCCAGCTCTTTTAGCTCAATGCTTAGTAGCTCAAGCCTCATCTCTATCTCTGCCAGGTTCATTTAGTACCCGCCAACTTAGACCTCATGTCTGTGTTGTATCGGTACTCAATCAGCTCGGCAATGTCTTGGGCTGTTGCGTCTGGATGGTAGGCAATGTACTCAAGTAGGGCCTCACGCTCATAGCGTTTGCCGTTATTGAAACCTGCTGTGTATTCGCTGTCAGTCATGGATTTTGCCCTCAATCCTTGCAATAACAAAGTCCAAAGCATTTAGCCACTCCTTGCAGCCGTGACAGGTGCAAAGGGTTTGGTCTTTTGTTTCTGCCAGCACCCTAAGGATGTGCTCGCGCTCGTGTTGCATTCCATGGTTGAAGGCTTTGATACTGCTTGTTGCAATTATGTCTTGTAGCTCGCTCATGCTTCCACCTTTGGCCTTCTGTCAATAGTTGCTAAGTACCCCATAATCATGTGGCCGGTTGCGATGTCAAGAGTGCGGTCAATCTGCATGGCTTGGATAAGCGACTCAACTGCCTTCTGCTCATCACGCCTACCCTTTATGTAAGCGGCAAGTTTATCTTGTGGAATCTGCGAAACGGCTATCTGTATCAACTTGCACCCCCTCAATTAGGTCAATGATTATTGAAACAGCTTTGGTTGGGGTTGGGTATGCAGCTTTGATAAGTCTTAGGACTTCATCCTTCATAAGCATCCGGCCCATGTGTATGCCGTCTGACTTAGCCACGCCAAAGTTGTATTGGTTTGGGTTGTAATCCATGACTGCAAACTCAATTGGTTCAGGGTTATAGTTGGGCATTTTCTCTCTGTTCTATGTAGGTTTCCTCGATGTGGTGCAGCAGGGTTAGCCTGGCGAGTTGTTGCTGGATAAAGTACCTGTCGGTTTCAGGGTTGCCGCCTTTAGCCTCGTACTCTGCGTTAGTCCAAAGTCTTGCTTCTTCTAAGACTTGGGCAAGGTGTTTTTTATTCATCTAGCACCCTTGCGTGTAAACCAAAGCGCAATCACTAAAAAATGAATTGCAAGTAGGACATACCCAACAAGGTAGCCCAGTGTCACGCTGTATTCCTGGATGGCTAGTGTCATACCAAATGACAACAGGATGCTGACTGTTAGGAGCCAGCCTTTCATGCGATTGACCACTCTGCTTGAATTTCAATCTGCCAAAGAGTAGGCAAGTAGGTAAGGTGTCTGTAGCTGACTAAGGTCTTGCCGTTGTCGGCATTTACCTGGGCAACGATTGACTGTGCTTCTGCTTCGCTTCTTGCGTAGGCCTTGTAGTTTTCTAGCTTCATTTTGGTGCTCCTTCTTTGGCCCCCCTTGGGCCATGTATTCAGGATACACCTTTTTTGGGTTTTTTTGGGAGATTTTTGCTTTTTTTTGCCGTTTTCTCGCAATGTTATAAAGCCGTTATCTAAGGCTAATCTAGGGCCTTTACAGTGATTGTGGCCCCTGGCTCTACCCCTTGGGCATACAGTTTCCGGGCTGAAATACGGGTTATACGGCTGTCATCGGTGTAAACCCCTGCAATTGCAAGGGCATCTCCCACGGACCTAACGAGCTTGTCAAGGTCTGGGGCTACTGAGGGTGCCGAGCGTTTTACCGATGCTGGCTTTGGCATAAGGAACATAACTACCAGCTCACAAGGGCCGTCTATGGGCTGCCAGTCAGGTGGCAGGGTGGCAATTACCTCGTTTACAATGGCTGTGCGCCAAGCCTTGTGCTTTTTGCTGTTTACCTGGACTATCCGGCCATTCATTATGGCGTGTGAGCCTTGGCTGGCAGGGTCGCCAGTAATGCTAAAGCTTACCTCTGCCATACAAATCCCATGCTCCAAGTATGGCAGTAATGCTGTAAATAAGGCCGAAGGCCAGCCCCCAACCCCCTAGAACGCTAGTGGTGTTTAGGGATAGGTTTATTAGTATGCCGGCGGTGAGGGCAGGGACTAGCCAACGGAGATTTTTTAGAACGGGCTTGGCTCGTGTGTCGGCTCAAAAATACCTTTGATGAGCTGGACTGGGTCAGCGGTTGTCACATTTGGGTTGTTGATGCTTACCTTGATGGACTGCTTTGCTTCGCCCTCTTTGTTAGTCCAGTTGTCAATTTCAGCTGAGTAAAGACCCTCAACTAGGACCTCATCGCCAACATCGTAAGTACCGGCTTGCTTTAGCCAAACTGTGTACCGCTTGGTAATTGACTCGCCAGCCTTGGTCTGAAACTGCTCTGAAACTTCTAGCCCTTTGCCTTCGTAAAATACTCGGCTAACTGTGCCCTTTACTTTGATACTTGCCATCTCTTTTTTCCTTATCTGTTTTGTTTTTTTACTCTAGTGGTCGCCTACGACATGGTTGGGGTTGGTGCAGTCGCTGTGTCCACAAGACCTAATGCCAGGTAGGACTGGCTGACCATCGAAGATTGGCACACTGAGGGTTTCTTTGTCAAACTCCCCTTGCCAAGGAATGCACTTCTCTGAGCCGTACTTGATGACCAAGGCTCGGTGCATACGGCAGGACTGACACTTGAGGTCTTTTCTCTTGCGTTTATGGGTGTTGACCTTCCAGGTAGCACCGCATCGGCAACACAGTGCCACATTGTCATCCACGCCATAATCTTATCCTTCAACAACTCTTGACAAGTGACCCTCAAACCTGAGTCCTATTTCGCCTAAGCCACCCTGTCGGTTTTTAGCGACTTTCATAATCATCCAGCTCTTTTGCCACTCAAACTGGTCCTCAGCAATTGACTCTCTATGGAGCAGGATTACTGCGTCTGCGTCCTGCTCAATACCGCCTGAATCCCTAAGGTCTGCCAAGTCTGGCCTAGCGTCCTTGCGCTGCTCTGGTCCTCGGTTGAGCTGGGCTAGTGCGATTACCGGTACATCTAAGTCCCTAGACAGGTTTTTTAGGCCAATGCTTATGTCCGTAATCATCTCGTATCTCTTGCGGCCTTTTTCTGTGTCTTGTATCAAACCCAGGTAGTCAACAACAATTGCCTTTAGCTTGCCGTTGCCTTTTACGCTGTTTGCCAGTGCTCGTATTTGCATAAGGTTTTGGCCTGACTTGTCGTGTATAGCAAGCTGGTGGCTAGTTATCTTTTGTTTAGCTTTTGCAATCTTGTCCCAGTCAACATCCTTTAGTGTGCCCTTTTCAATGTTGCCAATGTAGACCTCGGCTTCCATGCTGATAATGCGGTTGTAAAGCTCGGACTTGCCCATCTCAAGGCTGTGAAAGCTAACTGGGCCTTGCTTTGACAGCTCCCAAGCTATCTGCAAGCCAACAATTGTTTTACCAATGCCAGGCCTCGCGCCAATAATGTATAAAGCACCTGGCCTAAAACCTGCAAGTATTTCATTTAGTGAAGGCCAAGGGCTAAGTGGGTAATCCTTTGGCTTGTCAATTTCATCGAAGTAAGGGATTAGTTCTTCGCTTACATAGCTGGGCTTAGTGGCTTGGTTGCGGTCAATTAGGTTGTCAATCTCTTGCTTGGCTTGGCTCATTGCAGCCGGTAGGTCATCGCTTTGGGCCTTTAGGTGAATCATTGTGCCGGCCTGTGCAAGCTTGCGCCTAGTTGATTCCTCAATAACCTTGGTGGCGTAATACCCAACACTTACAGCGGTTGGGGTTGCTGTCATGCAGTCGTGCAAAAAGCTTGCGTACTTAGGCAGCTTTGCAGAGACGGTGACAACATCCAATGGCAACCTGTCACGCTTTATAGCAAGCATGGCCTCATAGATTTTTGCGTTGTTTAGGTCATAAAAGTCGCTTGGCGAGAGTGTCAGGTCATCTAGTGCTTTGCCGTTGGTTAGCAGCACTGAGCCAATAACGGACATCTCAAATTGGCTCACTTAATTCTCCCAAAGATAGGTTTGCTGTTTGGCTTGGCGTCTACTGCCTCAACATCATCCCATCTGTCATTGTTTAACCAGGTAGATGCTAGGGGTATGTATTGGGGGTCAGGCAACTTGCCGTTGGCATAGGTCTTAGCCAACTCAATAATCTCACTAGCCGGTTTTCTTTTAGTAGCAAGTTTCCATGCCCTTAGTGCTTGAGCCTTGGACAGCTTTTTGGGGTAATGAATCCAAAACTCATCAAACCCAGTATCGGTTGGTTTCTCTTGATTTGTTGTTTTCTTAGTTAAGTTGTTTTCTAATGCAGGCTGATTATCCAAAGTTGGATTATCCAAAGTTGGATTTTCGGACTTTGGTTTTGTAGGGTCTTTTATAAAGTAAGCAAGCCCAGCGTTGTAGCCCCTAGCGTCAGTTGTCCTCTGGGTTTCTAGGTATCCGGCCTTGATAAGTTCCTCAAGTGCAGACCTAACCGACTGTTTACCATCGCCAGATTCTCTAATGATTTGGCCAATGGTAATTGTGTAGCCAATCTCATGACTAAGCAGGTAAGTCAGTAAGCCCTTTGCTTTGTAAGTGATGCTTGAGTCCCTTATCCACGCATTGTGTATTTGGGTAAATTGACTCTCAAAGTGAAGCTTGCCTCTAAAAATACCAGGCTTAGGTTTGGTCATACTGCTGCTCTCTCAGCCATCAGCATCATTACTGTGGGGCTGACCTCACGCCTATCATAAGCGTCTTTTATGAGCATTACCCAGGTGCCAGCGTCAAGCCCCATAGCTTTGTAGTCCATCTCGGCCATAAAAATGTTGCCGCCGTAATACTCAAGTATTTGTGCAAGGTTTTTGTTGTCCCAGTTAAGCAAAATGTGCCTCCTTATAAAAGGTTGGCACACTACACTTGTAGCAATGCCAACAGTCGGTTTGTTGGTATTACGCCCTCTAAAGGTTTTGGCCTCTAGGGGGCACTTCTATTTAGTTATTGGTTGACATTAGCAGGTTAGAAGTATTCAACATCAACATCTACCTTGCGTGTTTTGTAATCGTTATCCAGCAGGTACCAGCCGTTGCC